GGATGCACGCTCAACGTTGGCAACAGGGTTATCGTCGGGGGCGGGTATGGTCGGCTAGCATTTGCTTCAGCAGAAAACGGTTACGTTGCCGGAGGGGATTCGGACTCCTGGGTGTTTACTGCTACTGTTGACAAGTTTTTGTTTACAACTGATGCGCGCTCAACGTTGGCAACAGGTCTGTCGGCGGCACGTCGTGGCCAGGCAGGGTTTGCTTCAGCAGAAAGCGGTTACGTTGTACGGAGGCCAGGAGGGCTCTTACGTGGCGAACTGTTGAAAAGTTTTTGTTTACAACTGATGCACGCTCAACGTTGGCAACAGGGTTGTCGGCGGCACGTGCATTTTTGGCAGGGTTTGCCGGATAATGGATTTACAGCCATACACAGAAACGACAGTCATACCCTCTCGCACACGTTACGAGTTAGCGCAATTCGTCATCGGTCAACACGCTACCGCACCTATGCGCTGGCGACAGTTGCTAATAGAGGCACAAGATATGGCCTATAAAATACGGTTGGCTGAACTTGATTGCCAAAAGAAACGCGTACAAATTGAGCGCCTCTTAGACACAGGTGACGACATAGACGCTATCGAGGCCGAAGAAAAAAAGCTTGACCTGATTCTTACCGAGCGCACTTTAAGGGGTGCCCGTTTAGAGTTTGTCTGGTTGCAAGATATTGCGGAACAGGTTGGGCCATACACGTTGGAGGATATCGAAAACGACCAACCGGAGTATTGGCGTAAACGCTTGAATAAGCAGGCCGGTATCGAGCAACTTAGCGCCAGCCAAGGTGTTAGCGCCGGCAATCTGACCTCAATGGAATTAGCCGGTTTACTCGAAACGGAGGAAAAATAATGCGTTATTGCACATGGAAACTTGTATGGTCTGAAGGGTACGGTTACGGGCCAGAACAAACCGCGCACAACAACGGCGGCAAACTTACACCGTCCATATGGTCAAACCCGGATGTCGAGACTGGCACTATTCTCGGTTACGCCACACAAGATTTAGATTTTACTATTTTGGCTGATTGGGAGGCTACGGAGCTAACCGAGTCAGAGGCGTTAGCTTTTGCCCAATCTGTAGACTTTACGGCTTACGTTACGGACGACGGAATTATTGCACCCGTTGCTTACCCAGAAGACGGTGGGCAATATGTGTGGGATGAAGAAACAACCGACTGGGTAGAGGTGCAAGATGAAACTGTCTAACCTCGGGACTGGCAGAAAAGACCGGCACCTAAACCTCGGGTTCGGCAGGATCCACTACATCCACTACCATCCTCAGGTGGGCGGTACAAGACAGTGGGGTGTTTTGCTTCAGAGGTTCGGGCACTTTACGGTTGATGTGTTTTGGGGGCGTCATGTTTTCGTCTTCAACTTTCACGGAAGGCTAAAGTAATGAAACTGTCTAACCCCTGGCCTTCAGGCGAGAAGATTAGATCCCCCTGGGGGTATCGCAAGCACCCGATTACGGGTAGGCGCAAGAAGCATCGTGGCGTGGATGTGGGATATAACGGCCCTATCTGCGCACCGGCTGACGGTAAGGTAGTCCACAAGGGCGCAAGCTTGAACAAGCGCACTGGTGGCGGGTACACCCTGATTCTGGAACATAGTGAACCGCGTGTGTGGACGGTCTACTATCACCTACGGGAACCCTCACGCCTGCTGAAGGGCACAAAGGTCAAACGTGGCGAGGTCATTGCTCATACGGGCACGACTGGGGCAAGCACTGGGATTCATTTACATTTTGAAACTAGGCGCTCACAGCGTTGGGGCACTGATTTTGATCCTGAAAGTATCCTCGGTCACACCCGCGCTGAGCCTGTCAAGGCCACACCTAGACCTAAGCTCACTGAGGATGGTGTTATCGGCAAGAAAACTTGGGCTGCTGTTCAACGCATGTTGCAGTTTGATGAGTTCTACAGGGGCAGCATCAATGGGGTGGCCGGCAAAGCTACTGTGATCGGTTTGCAGAAGTTCTTGAACGGGGGTGGATGGTGACCGAGAACACTGACACTGTGGCGGTAAAGGTTTCGATGAAAGATATTTACCTTGAGGTTCAACGGCAGGGCCGGTTGCTTGAGAAGATTGCTAACAGCCTGCCTGACTCGGAGAGCAAGATTGATGACCATGAATCGCGGATCCGTAAACTGGAGATGCGGATGGGTTGGGCTGTGGGCGGGTTCGGTTTGGTTGCGGGCAGTAATGCCCTGGATTGTAGGAGCGCTTGGATGAAACCTTCATGGAAGATTCGTAGGCGCTACATTTTCGCGGCCTTTAGCTTGGGCGCGGTCATGCTCATCGCGGGTAGCGCTGCTGTCCTGCTGAACAATGACAGTGCAACTTCAGACCTCATCACTGGTGGGGTAGCATTGGTAACATTGGTTCTCACCAGCTACATTTTCGGGGCTGTGTGGGAGGACAAGAAGAAGGAGAACCCTGATGGATAAGTTGAAAAGTTATTTAGAGTATTCGGTGGAGCGTGCCATCAAGACTGTGGCGCAAACCGCTATCGCTGTGATCACGGGTTCACAGGTTTTGAATGTTATTGATGTGGACTGGGCGCAGGTTGCGGGGATTGCCGCGCTTGCCGGTGTCATGTCCCTGCTGACATCCGTGTTGCAGTATGACAAGGCTGAGAAGTAATGGCACACCTGGACGCTGTCGAGCGTGTGGCAGATTATGACGTGCCGGTAGATCCGATGGAACTCACTATCTGTGAGTCTTGCGAGTAGTTACTGACCAAGCCAGGCGTAGATTGTTCGCCTTGTAACGCCCGCTTTTTTAGCGAGCGCCTTGATGTTCGCGGTGTCCTCGTATTCGGTCTGTACGCGCCCCCTGAGGGCTGTGGTGACCTTTTCTAGGCGTTCCAGTTGCCACTCTCGGAGGTCTGCGAGTTGTTGCAGGCTCATGGATTCTAGATCGTAGTTTCCTGGGTTCATCATGGGCACTACTATACACGCCGATGGGGTGGGTTGTTGCACATTCTGTGTGTAGTGGGGTACAGTCTGGGTATCGCCTAACGAAAGGGAAAATCATGGGTGTTTACAAACAGATTGATGCAGTAATGCAGGAGGCTATTCAGGATCCTGCTTTGAGGGACACGGTGCGCTGGTACGCGGCTCACATTGACCAGTTGTCACCTGAGCTGATGAGGGCGATTCTCACGGATGAGGATTTCTTTCAGAAGGCTTTGACAGCATGGGACAACGAACGGTTCTGGCCTAAGCCTGCTAGTGAGCATGTCGCTTTGCAGGTGTCCGAGGTGTTGAGGCGTGACCTCCGCAAGCAGAAGCGTTCCTCACAGTATCTGACGGGGTGGTTGCTCATTGCTATCGCGTTAGTGAGTGCTGCACTTGTGGCAAGTGTTGCACTCCTGATTGGGGCGATCTGATGGGCTGGGTGTTGATGGTGGTGGGTGCAGGGTTTTTGTTTGCTCCAGGCATCATTGACCCGCTGGCACCTATCAACGGTGCCTCGCTTATTGGCTTGGGTTTGGTTGCCTGGGCTTCCATGAAACTACTGAAAGGGAATGACTAATGGAAATCACATTGGATGAGATAACACCTGAGCTGATGCAAGAACTGTCTGCTGAGGTTGAGGAACAGAAACTTTCTGCGCTGACACAGTATGAGGTGCGGTCTTTGGGTGATGAGCTTGATGTTGCTGTCACTTATGCTTCACAGGTGTTGGCCCGCTGCCAGTTGCGGGCGATCCGTTTGGATAACCTCGGGGTGAAGGTGCCTGAGATTGCGAGCATGTTTGATATGCCGGTGGGGACTGTGAGGAAGTGGTTGCGGTCACCGGTGAGGGTTGAGCTGGAAGGGGTGCAAGCATGATGGATTTGAAGTCTGATGGGCGTGATGTGAATGTGCGGTTGCGGGATGATGTGTGGGGTATGGAGGAGCCTGGCACTTTGTCTTTGACTCGGACTCAGGCTCACGCGCTGCGGTTACATTTGAACGCTTGGGCGATTGCCACACAGTTCGAGGACATTGATGAGGATGGCTAACGCTCCGATGGGAGAGTTCCAGCCCACACCCCATAACGCTCATCGGCTTCAGTAGCGTAGGCGAAACATTGTTCCTTGATAGGGCACTGGTTGCAGAGTTTGCGGGCCACCCTGATCGCATACTCCCTGGTCTGTTTGTCAGGAAAGTCCTCGGGAAAGAACACATCAGGGCAATCCATGCAGGGCACACTCCCCACATGATCAATAGCGTCACGCAGTTTATGGTGCGGGGATTGTCTGTGGTTGCTCATAAGATAAGGGTACAGACAAATTGAAGGGGTGGAGAACATTGACTGTGGAGGAACTAGCTGAACTCATTGTGGAGTATTGGAACGCTTCGATGAGTGACAGCGGGCGGGTGTGGGATAAGGCCCACAGGGATTTGACGGAAGTCCTGCGAGGGTGTCACTGATGAGGTGAAGGATGCCGCGTATGAGCTGGCCTACCGTTTGAGGGTTGTGCAATGATTTCCGCTGACAGGTTCGTTGCTAATAAACAGTATTTTCATCAGGGCTGGTTGAACGCTTCGGAGGTCTGGGGTGACGGCTACACAGGTTGCGAAAGCGGCAACACCTGCAGGGTTCAAGCAGGCGGTCATTTGACCACATTGATGACACACGGATCCCTGAC